TTAAATATTTAGCAAATCCTCAATTAGATCCAGTATCTCAATATCAGATAATTGGCTGTATAGAAGAATCGATCCATCAATGTTAATTCTAAAAGTTACAGACTGTTGTGGCATATCATAGTTAATAATGACACCAGTAAGCTGACCTGTTCTCAACATTTGTGCATAGTACTGCGTATCATGTACCCTTGTCCCCTTCATACTTACTGAATTAACAGTTTCAATACTAACATTGAACCTAGCATTACGGACATCTGATGCTGCATCAATTATTTTTAAAATATCAAATTTATGTTGTTCATATTCAGACCCAAAGTTTCTTTCAAGAATATCTTTCACTTTAACTGAATTTTCTTTACGACAGAGTGTTATTAAATTTGCAACACCATTTCTTCTTTTATTTCTTACCTTAATATAAGCTTGATACATGTCTTGCTTAACAACTTGATGTACTACTTCTCCCTTTACTCTAACTGTCTGATTATAAACTTCGTCATTTAATATTTGGATATTTTGATAACCAGTTTGCGTTATATTATTAATCATAATATACGTTTCCAATTTCTCAACAAAATCATTAACAACCTTTTCCTCTTCTTGTGAAAAGGTTGTTAACTCTTCGTCATCCTGGATATCATTAATTTTGTCATAAATATTTATACTTATCACTCTGCATCACTCCAAAATAAGACATTTTTTAGCAATTTCCTCAATTATATCAAAAGTGTCATTATTTATGGAAATATAATCTTTATAAACAGTTAAATTCAAGTCAAATTCTTCTCTTTCCTTGAATTCTTTTTTTGTTAAAGAAGTTATGGGGAACTGGCATTCAAAATAATCTACATGCTCTTCACCCAGGCGTTGAATCATTAAACCGTAGAAAGGATTTTTTATACTTGTAAAAAATATTTTCATGTTATAGCTTTTATGTGTGATACGGATCTCTCTCTCAATACTTGTAAACAGCCTTCTTAGCCTTGTTAGCTTTTCTTTTGAATTGGAGAGAGTAGCGGTAATATTTCCAAAAAGAAGCTCCACTATAACTTCCTCAGTATTACTTACATCTAAATCATACTGCACTGTAAGTATGAAGTCTGAAAACTCATATTGTTTTTTATTTTTCAAATTAAAAACCTTTGATTTTTTTTTAAAATTATTATCGATTGATTTTTCTAAAGCCCTAAAGAAATCACTATCTTTGTCAACTCGATAAGATACAGTAATTTTCCATTTTGTATCTCTCCATTTTTTAAATCGCTTGGCAATAAAAAAATAATATTTTGGATACTTATAATATAAAAATTGGTGAAGTGTAGTTACACTTAATAACCAAGGTATAATTTTAAATACTACCTTCAAAATAGTTAAGATATCCACAAACTTCACCTCCGTTTTTCCTGTTATAATTTTACACTATTCTTTCCAAAAATAACAACAAGCCTTTATTTTTTGTTTTATTTTACCCTTAGATTATCTCCAATATAAATGGTATATCGGCTATCAAGATGGTTCCAGGACCTAATTTGTCCAATTGGCGATCCATATTTCTTAGCCAACTTACTTACTACATCCCCGCGGACTACTGTATGGTATTTCTTGCTGCTAGAAACGGTGCTACTGGATACCTTAATTTTTTCTCCGACGTAAATCAGATTGGCATTTTTAATCCCATTGAGTGATTTAAGTTTGGAAACTGATGTCCCGTATTTAGCTGCAATTCCACTTAACGTATCTCCACTCTTCACTGTGTAAGTTATCGTAGATACTGCAGCACTGCTAGATGTGGTCAACTTACTGTTAGTCGTATTAACTTTGGTAGGCTTCACTCCGGATTTCAGTTTAGAAAGCAAGGCAAGGTTTTGTGCTGCCGTGCCGGAATAATTTGTAATGCCATATTCTTTGGCTAATTTAACGCGGCCGTTATAAGAGGAATCTATTTTCTTTGATTTTAGGTAATCAACCAAAGATAAAGAGCCAATCTTTTTAACAACCTTTGTAGGAGTAGCATTGTCTACCTTAGCAACGTTTGTGTATTTGCCCGCAAAATCTTGAGATACATCAAAATAGCCAGAAATACCGATAAACTTGTATGTGCTGGACCATTGCCATGCGCCTTTTTCTCCATTGTGCCAAACAGGTTCTGGTTTACCTGTGGACGGATATAATGGATAGCGAGCTAACCACGGCTTTGATATTGATAAATTTGATGGCTGTAATTCTGTATTATAGAATGCGGAACCTGTATACAAATCAACCTTGTTATAGCCGAGATCCTTCATTTCGGCAACGAATGCATTTGTAACTTTGGTTAGTTCTGCAGCACTAAGGCTTTTCAGCGACTTATCTTCCACGTCAACCACAACATAGCCATCCTTTGTCTTATCAAACCCAACCAGCTTTAGCTTTTTATCGAACCATGCCGCTTCTGCCTTTGCCGCGGGAACCGTCTTAGCAAGCATGTAATGATAAGCATGCACAGCCATACCCGCCTGCTTTGCGTTGGCAATATTTACGCTGGCTGCCGGATCAACATAAGACTGTCCTTCGCTGACTTTAACGACAACTGCATTGATTTTTCCGGATTTCATTGTCTGGTAGAATGCCAGAGACAGACCTTGTTCAGCGTTGTGATGGCTCACGTCGATGAAATCTACACTTGGCGCCGTCGCATGCGAAACGGATCCAAAAGAAAACGCCAGCCCCGTTGCCAGAGCCAGCGCGCTAATTCTGCTATATAATTTTTTGTGTTTCAATTTTCCTTCCCCCCCTTATTTTGTGGATGCGCTGCCAGCACTTGTGCTACGACAGCTTTAATCTTTTCCCTTTCTGCATCCTCGCTTGTTGCCTGTTCCTGGGCATAGTCGACAGCAACCACAGTTGCTTTTTCCTTCGCCCGTTTTGTGAGATAAGTATTCACGATTGTTGCAAAAGATCCAACAAATAGAGTACCAACCGCCACAATTAGCGATACAAAGGCATTAACCGAGTCTGCAGTTAACCATTGGAAATGTACATTAAGCGCCCCGAAAAAGGCAATCAATGCGGTTAGCACCCCGCCTACCAATGTTGCTGTCTGTTTCCACCAATTAAGATCAGATAAGTATTTCATAATTTTCTCGTCTCCTTCAGAAAAATTTTGTAATAAGGCTAATAAGCCCATAAATAAAGCCCCCGCCGCCGAAAAGTGCGAGAGCAAAATCCCATTTTTTATTTGCATTTGTCTGTTTAATGTTTAGCGTGTGTTCCAGCAGCTTGTTAAGCAATTCCTGCTGTTCTTCTCGCTGCTCGTTTATAAGCTTTTTCTGTTCCTTCCCTTCCTCCAGCAGCGTTTTTTCGATACGCAGCTGGCCCGTTTCTACCGCCTGCATTTTGTTTGTAAGATCGGCATAGTTTTTTTCCAGCGCTGCTATTCGTGTTTCGTGATTCTCAATCCGTTGATCCACACTCATCTCCTCCAACGGATCCACCCCCTAACTCATTATCCTGCTGTTGTGTCTGATGCCGTACCTTGAATGTTTTCCTGTACTTTTGATTTAATTAAATCTTCCAGCTTGATTGTATCCCCGGATGCTGCTGCATATTCGTCTTTACTTACCTCCACAAATCCATTTAGGTTAAAAGTTGCTCCTGTACTATTAAAATATAAGTTTACGCTTGTATAATCACCATCGTACCCATTTTTATAATTAAAATTAATTGATGTAATGACAATTTTCATTATTCATTTCCTCCTTTTGTGTGTACGTGTCCCGCGTGTTTTGCCTTCTCTGCCGCTAATTCTTTTTCCATTTCTTCTTTTTTCTCGATCGCCTCCTTTAATTGTTCTTCTAGTTTCTTAATTTCATTTTGTTGTAAGGCTACCAATGCCGATTGTGTTGCCTTTTGGTCTGCCAGCGTGGCGATCTGATTTTTTAAATCTGCAATAATTTGCGGGTAAAAATCCTGTGCTTGAATTTCCATGTTATGCCTCCAATTTTGCTAATCTAGCTTCAAGATCAGCCATTTTTAATACTATTTGTTGATTTTGTTTTTGCATAGATTCGTAAAGTTCTTTTATTGCTTGCGAATTGATAGCTGTCATGCTGTCAATAGAAATAGATTTTTCATCTTGCGTTAAAAACTTGTCTGATAGCCGATAGTTATCACCGATAACAGGGCCGAAATTGGGCTTTGTAACTCCCCTTTCAAGATCAGAAATATAATTGTACGAATAGAAATCGGTTTTCATAATTTCGTCAAGTGCACTAAAGTTCATTGGCTCAATGTTGGCTTTGATTGATTCGGATGATGATTTGCTTAACGATCCGGTATAATGCAAAGTTGCAACCTTAATGTTTATAGGTGAACCATTGGCACCATTAAACCATATTTCACCGTTATCATTTGTTTGTATGGTATGGTATCCAATTTTCATATTATATGGCATAATCCATTGGTCTGCATGTACTTGCCTAACTGTTATATCAATTCGGTTACCGTCCTTATCAGTAAAGTACAACTGGCCTCCATCAATGGAGATGATTGAGTGAGCGCCGTTGAGTAAGATATTATTTGCATACACTTGATTGGCAACAATACTTTTATCAAAAGCTACATTTTCATCAAAATTTACTGGAAGATTTTTAAAATAAACTTCATTATTACCTATCTGTATAAAAAATGATTCCCCCCAATCATAAACCCCATTAGTGATGCGGACGGGGTTCTTTATTTCAATCGCATTAATCCCGTCTTCATACCATCCAAAGTTAGGTGAACCCTGGCCAATCACTAGGTATCCTGATAATAAATCGCCTTCAAATGTTCCGGTAGCCCCTTCCAGTGTACCTGAAAAACTCCCTGACGTTGCATTGATTGTCCCTGTGATATTTGCGTTTTTCGCAACCAGGTTTCCAGCTGTATCGACGGAAAAGTTTCCGTTTCCAATGTTTATGTTCACACCGGAAATATTTCCAGCTGTTACACTTCCAAGATTCGCTGAAAGTGCAGATAATGACGAAACGTTAAGCTTACTTGCATCTATGGAGCCGGCGGCAATACGTGCAGCGTTTAGTGTCCCCGTTGTAATTTTAGACGCGTCGATGTTTGTAACAGTGGCTTTGCTTGCATCCAACGTCCCCGTCACAATATTGCTGGCGTTTATGTTTTTCACCGTAATTACATTTGCGTCAATCGTGCCAGCTGTCAACTTGTTGGCTGTCATGCTTTGTATCATGGCGTCCTTAATCACGGCATTATCAATTGTTGTCCGCCCTGTGATGTGTACCTTTTTACCATCGATTAGAATACCCTCGGTGCTGACGTTGATCTGATTGATCACATCGCCTTTTTGCACACGTAAATTGATGTCGTCTGATAATTGGCTAATCTGTGATTGAGTAACCAAATCCTCAGGTGCTGGCGTCCAGTCGGTGGCAACGTTGCCTTTTTTAAATTGCAATCCAGTAAATATGGCTGATGTACCAGAAGTTGCAGACGGTGCAAACCCAAAGTATACATTGACCTTATGGTCGTCTGAATCTTTTATTTCATAGGTATAAGATATTCTAGTCCATGCATTTGCTTTAACCGAAATTAATTTATCGTGGTATCTAGTATCATCAGGACCAATTTCGAGGTTTATAACTGTATCAGCATTTGTTTTGACAAAACAAGACAGAGTATATTCTTCGTTTTCTACAAAAATCGCATTTTGGGCAAATCCAAAAGTAGAGTTAGAATTGGAATCCACTGTTATTTGATATCCCTTTGTAAATCCAGGCAGGTCGTTAACATCCACTATTTTTCTTGTCCCTGTTCTATCGCCGGGCGCCCATGCTCTAAATCCAGTTTCTCCATTTTTGAAATCTGAATTTTTTATATAATTCCTCCCGCCAACCTGTAAGTTATCGATATTTGTTTGTACAGCTGAAATATTACTCGTCAAGCTGTTTGCCGTCGCTGTTAGTGCCGTCTGCGTCGCATATTTGGCATCTGCATCCGTTTTTGTAATACGCGCCGCAATTTGGTCAGCCTGCGCGGTCAAAGTTGCTTCTGCCGTGCTAACCCTACCCGTGAGCGTGTCAACGGTCGATTTATCGGCTTTAAGCTGTATTGCATTGGTGTTTTGCTGAATAGCCGTTTCTGCAGAGTCTACACGCCCCGTAAGCGTGTTTACGGTGGTCGTGGTTGCATAGCCCTTAAGCGCGTTATCTATATCAGTTTTGGTATAAACACTGGTTGCATCCGCCTTTTTCTGGGCTTCTGCCATTGCATCCTGGGCTTTTGTCCATGCATTACTGGATTGTGCCGCCGCATCGGACGCTACCTGTTTGGCTGTGTTTGCTGTGTCGACTGCATTATTTGCGCTTGTAACTGCGCTGGCGGCATCCGCTTGGGCTTTTGTTGCCGCATCCTTTGCTTCCTCTGCCACTTTAGCCGCCGCGTCCCCTTTGGCTTCCGCATCTGCGGCTGTTTGCTGCGCAGTCTGCCCGACTGTGACCGCATTATCTGCGGCTGCTTGTGCGGCACTAATCTGTTGCTCAAGTGCAGTGTTGTCAACATCTGTTATCCACTGTGTGCCATCATAATGCTTAATTGCTGTCACGTTGTTGTTGCCATCCTCCACAAACCAAATATCACCGGATTTTGGACTGGTCGGCGTTGCTGCGCCATAGTATGCTTTGTTTTTTCCATTGGCAGTTGTAATTGCTGTCTGTGCTGCTTGTGCCGCGTCTGCAGCTGTAGCCGCCGCCTGCGTGGCCGTCTGGGACGCAGTCTGTGCTGTGGCTTGGGCTTGCCCGGCTGTGTCGGTTGCATCCACCGCAATTTTTGTACTTTTTGTAAACGATATATCTACGCTACCTAATAATGCCATGTTCTCACCTCTCTAATAGCTAAACACCCGGCTCCTTCCCGCACCAAACCGGGTTGCATAGATTTTTCGGCTTGCCCGGTCGATGGTAAATACATCCCATGCGTCTTCCTCGAGCGATATAATCGGACGGTCCGGCATTTTACCGGCGTAATCATTACGCGCGAGCGAGTCCAGTGTTTGGATAAGCAGCATCCCGTTTTTAGTCATGCTACTATCATAGTGGACGTGTCCACTTATTACAGCGATCACCTGCCCCTTGCCTTGACTTGTAAAATCGGCAGATACACTGCATGTATAATCCGCCGTGCTCCCGGATCCGGTGTAAGTCGTGCCGTTTACAAAAGCAGACAGAATGCCATATAAAACCGGGCTGTTTATTTGTGCATCTGAGTTAAATGTGCCCTGTAACGGGGCATGGGTAAAAATTAAAACTCCCCAATCATTAGGGAGTTTCAAAGCTGTATTAGCTAACCAATTTAGTTGCGGATTGCGAAAAGCAGACGACCATTGTGACGGGTATTTATTCGTGCCGCCGGATTGCGTAATATACGGGTTATCAAAACTGTTTAAGCAAATTATCCGGATTTTTTGGGCCGGGAAATCTTTATACCCGTACAGCCTTTCTTTTTCTGCCGGGTTAAGGATAAAGGCCGGGTCCATATATTTGCTCAAAATAGCATACCGCTCTGCCGGCTGTAGGACGGACCGCATAAGATTTTTATCAAGGTCATGCGCATACCAGCTGTTATCGTCGTGGTTGCCATTTAAGTAAATAACGGGCGCAGCAGATGCAGAATAGAGCGACTCGGCCGCATCCTCAAAGTCGGTCAACATCAAATTCTTTTGTTCGTCTCCATCCACAAGATCGCCACCGTGGACGACAAGATCAATTTTCGCCCGATTGGTCAAATATGCCACGTTTTGCATATGGAGCGTGCTGCGGCTTTTTAGATTGTTGCCGTTTTTGGATGCTGTTGCATAGTGCGTATCCGTAATAAAAGCGATGGACAGCGTTTCGTCTGTTTGCACCTGCGCCAGCTCGTCCACGACAAAATCAATGCCATTTTTAAAATAGATGTCAATGGCCGGCAGGTTACCGTCATCCAGTTTGCACCGGATTGTGCACCCTGCAACCTCTATACCGACGGATATCACGTTTCCTACGCCTTTATGTGCATCGGCCCATTCCTGATCATAGCTGCCATCCGGATTTATTTTCTGCCAGATAAAAGCTGATTGATCCAGCGTGGACGTTACTTCATCTTTTCCCTGGTAAACACGGACGATAACCCTTTTTTGGCTTGTCACATCAGCAAAATCTGTGCCGTCCGGGGTAAAATATTCTACCTTGTACCCCTTTGCCTTTTCGGCCGCGTCTTGTGCAGCTTTCGCCTTTGCTTGCAGGTCCTGCACAATCTCCGGTGTGACGGCGACAATCTCGATAAACTCGCCCACCGTGATTTTGTTATTCGATGGATTTGCTTCCGACTCGTCAATTTGGATAGCCCGGGCGCTGATTGTCAATTCCGGTTGCATCTCGAAATCAACAATTTGGAAATGGTCTCCTAGATTTGGCTGGTAACCGAGATAAGCGACATCCACGGTATAGTTATATTTTGGATGGTTATATTTTCCAAGCTGTTCTTTGCCCCAGTCAAGCAATCCGTTGGGATTTAGGATTTGGTCATTTACGACGTACCCCTCTAAGTATGGGCCGCCGTTATTATACTGATCGTTCGCGTCATCATCTATCAAATACTCCCGGCCGCCGTTAACAGATGCTATGGATGCCAGCGTGCCATCCGACTTTTGCCCGCCGTATACATACAATTTCGTGTACATTTCCTGGTCGCTGCCGGTTCTGGTAATTCCTTGCAGGTTATGGGCGTATTCCAGCCGGTAGCCCTTCGATTCGCCCAATTCGTTAACAAAATCTATTACTTTGCGGATAATTTTCCCGTTGTAAACTTGGACATAAGCCCGTATTTCCGCACTAAATTGTGTTGTTAGCTGGTCTAGCCAGTATTGGGCATTGTTGCCGGCGGAAAATTCAAAGTTATTGGATCCACCATAAAAATAGTTTTCTCCTATTTCCCAGCCAGAGCCTTGCAGGATGTAATTGAATAAATCCTGGCTCGACACGTTGGCCATTGTTTTGGCCGGTACAATTTTGTGCGTCAAATCCCACGCGAGCAAATTAAGACACTGCGCTTTTTTAACATGGACGGGGCCGATCACGCCATCTTCGACGTTGTAAATCCGGTAAACATAAAAATAGCCGTCATTGCCTTGTTTAAGGAGATGATAGCCATATGTTATAAAATCCGTTTCCCGGTACCCGGTTGGCACGCTGATTTCGAGCGTATCGGCCCATATTTTGCCCTGGTCGTCTGCGATTTTAGTAGACCGCAAGTCGTCGTAAAATTTGCAGCCCCTTCCGTGTAAATCTAAGACGCCGCATGGATTTAAGTTTTGATCCAAAATCAGATACATAGGCTATCACCTCCTATTGAGTAGTAGCGCGATATTCAAAATACCAATCCGCATCTTTAAGATCAGGGTAAAAGGCAAATGTTTTTGGTACGCCGCCTTGCATGGTTAAAAATTGCCCGCCGATATAAAAGTTTTCCATATATACGGCCCCGTTTTTATAAACTGTATGGTCTTCGCAGTTTATTTTTATTTCGTCCCCTTTTCGGGCAATTATCGTCGGTGATGTTGTCCCTTTATTACCTCCATTAATAATCTCCCATACGCACACGTCTGTTAAGGCAACATCGTTATTACGGTACTTTACTACCGGGTTGGCTGTATCCTCTTGGATGTCGTATTTGGCGATATATGCAGCCACCGCGGCCAGCTTTTGTGTATAAATTTTGCTCGTATCTGTCCATGTTTTTGTAATTGGTTTATTCCACATAGGATTGTGCTTGCTATCGCATTTCATTACCTGAACCGTAAATTTATTTCCAATCTTTTCAAATCGGATCCATCCGTAAAAATTGGTATACGTATCCGTGGACGGATCCCCTGGCAGTGTAAGTGTCTTCCAAAGCTGTTCCGTCTTGGTCTTGCCTTTGCTTTTTACCTTTCTCGTACCGTTTTTTACCTTGATCTTTTTGGTGGTCGTTTTCTTTTTGTGGATGCTACCCTGGTCATACATAATGTTGTGATATTTATCGCCATTAAACACGGTCACCTGCACGATCGGTTTTGCACTTATGCTGTTGTCTTTTATCCCAATCTTGCCAATGGCGTGGCCGTCCTGGTCTAGTAAGTAGAGCTCTACTTTTCCTTTGGCCCGTGGGTAATATTGTTTGTTACTAAGCCAGATTGAAACACTGTAATCTTGATACTGGCCATTTAGATTTTGCTTTACAAGTGGGCCGTGCCATTTATTTGCAACAGGTTTCCCAAAATTTGGATTTCCGGAGCTATCAAGGGCAACCGTTAGCGCATCGTTTACGCTTCTCATTGCGCCGCCGATTACTCCGTTTTCGGGCGTAAAGGTAAGCGTGTCAGGTGTTAGAGATAACCATGTCGCCATTGTCGAACAGTAATCATGAAACACGAGAGGCTCCAGATCAACCGGTGAATCACCGGTATCTGGGTCAACATCTGCGCCCACATAGACATAATTTTCATTCTGGTCGACCACTGCGATTCTTGTAACGTCTTTTTTCGGTATGCATGTAAAAACGGGATAGCATTCAGCTGTCCCGTCTGGTGTGATCGTAATAGGGTTTTCTGTTATGTCGTGTTGTTGGTATTCGCCGTAGCCTTTCGGGTCGCTACAGCTAAAAGTAATGCTTGCGCGTCCTTTGTATAACGACCGTGTGACTTCGGTTATATTGGATACATGTGCATAATAAGTAAAGTCCTGTTCATCATCAAAAATCAAGTCAAATTCCGCATCATCGACCGGCATAAGCCAGTCGCTAATTTGGTGGATCAGATCAATACGCTGCGCATGTGAATCAGCCACGATCTCAACATCCACTACAAAAGCACGGTTTTTAACGTTTGTTCCTAAATATAAGTCCCCAGCCATTCCGGGGATATCTTGCAATTGTTCTTCAACTATCGGAAAAATGTTTCTATGAATCTCAATAACTCTTAAATTAAATTCCCGGGAATGAGCGCCAGCATAAAAAAATCCGAATTCTGTATCTGGAACGATCGCGGTCATATCGTGCTCAACCCCTTAAAAATATTTCTTATATTCGTTGCCTGTTTATCATATTTTACAATTTCTGTATACACTGTTTTGCCATTCCATTGTGTAACATGGGTTTGCGGCTGGACAGCGACTTGCACTTCAATCGGCGGTATTTGGGCGCTATTTGCTTTTCCACTACCCGCTGCAGTAGCCGCTTGTGCAAGGATGATTCTTGGACCGGATACATTGTTAACCAGGTTTGCTGCTTTTGAAATGGTTCCGGCTGCATATCTCTTTAATTTTGAGATCGGCGTTATTTTACTTCCGGCCATGAAATCATCAAAACTTGTCGGTCTGGTTGCAATCGCAATCCTTCCGTCTTTTGTTTCTATGATTTCCGGTTCTTTTTCAGCGACATACACATGGCCGCCAGATGAATTTTCCGTACCGTCTGCATATCCATGGCCCTCGCCCAACCCGGAAAGATTTTTTCCGTACCTATGTTTTGCATAATTTAAAGCGGCGAGCAAGTTATCGAATCCATTAAAAATGTTCGAATGGCCTGGGAATTTATAAGCATTAAATGTCGCGCTTATTGTCTGCATCAAGCCCTTTGCAAGGTCTCCGGTAATCGTGTTTATATCTGTATATCCGTGTTGGACTGCTGCTGGGTTTCCACCGGACTCTGTTGCAATTTGCCGCAAAACTTTATTTACCATTTCGGCACTTGTAGATAGACCGTTCATGGCGAGCGCTCTTACAACGGCCGGCTTCCATCGCTGCACCCCGGATCCGCTTGGATTAACGACTAATGCATCTTTTAATTTGTTTTTTATGCCCTTAAATAATTCGTTTGGAAGCCCGATCGTCAAATCTTTTAAAACACCGGTATATCTATTCCGGAAGTTTGATAGGCCAATCTTATCTTTTATATATGAGATTAATTTTGATGGGTCAGAAAAAACGTCAATGGCCGTTTTTGCTCCTTTTTCTACGCTGTGCCACAAACCTGTGAAAAAGTCTCCAATTCCGCCAGCATATCCTTTTATGCCCAGTTTATTTAATAACTGCATGGATGGCCCATGCGGTAGAATGCTTGTGCCTTTTGGCAAATATCGCAATTCCGGCCCAGTTTTCCCGACGATATATGTTCCAATGCCAGGAGAATGAGCCAATTCCGGACCTTCTTCCCCTGTCAGTGCAATTTCGTCTTTTGCTGTGCCAGCTGTACCTTTTGCATATCCAGGTGGATGCCATTGTGGGATGTTTATATTGCCCATCCCAATCTTGTCAAAGATTTTATTGAAAAATCCAGTAATACCATTGATTACATGTGCAAAGCTTGCCCGAAATTTGTCGTATTTGCTCAATACCTTCCCAGTTTCCCAATCGACTGCGTCCCTGTGTCCTTCTGCTTGTTTCTTGGCTGCGTCGACGGTTTGTCTTTGCTGTGTTTTGGCGTTTGCGATTACGGCGTCACGCTGGTCTTTTGCGTGCTTAATGCTTTGGTCCTTTTGCCGCTTTGCGTTTTTCACTATGTCTTCGTATTCCTTTTTAGAAATCGATCTATTCACATAATACTGCTCGTCAGCCCAATTTTTTGTTCCTTTGTATTTCTTTTCTGCCTGGTCAACTGCTTCTTTGTACTCGTTTTTTGCGTGTTTGATTGTTTGCTCTTCTTGCTTTTTGGCATTTGCGACTATTTTTGCAGCTTGTTGCGCGCTAAGTTTCCCGGCATGATCTCTCAATTTGCCCAAGATTTCCTGCTGTTCTTTTGCAGATTTAGAAACGCTTTTTGCAGCATATGAATTCATTTTGTCTTGCAGCTTGTTCACCTTTTTCTGCTCATCTTCCGTCAGGCTTCTATGGTGTTTAGCTGCATTTTCATATATTCCTTTTATTTCATTTGTGATTTTCTGGACCTCTTTTTTATTTTGGTTGTTAGCTTTTGTGGTCTTTTTCAAGATGTTGTTATACTCATCCGAGTTTAGGCCATCCAAATATTTGAGATTCTTCTTTGCACTTTTCGTCGCATCATCAAAGTGCTTGCTAATCTGTTTTGCCATCTGCTCGTATGGTTTAACCAAGCTGCCAACATTTTGTTTACTTACTTTGCGCCCTGTAACCACGAAATCTTCAAGTTTCCGTTGTGCCTGGTCCACTAATTTTGCGTAGTTGTCTATGGCTTTCTGATCCGACTTGCTGACAGTTGTTGAATCCCATTTGATTTTTAAATTCAGGGGGTTGGCGAAAAAATCTTTCACCTTGTTCATGGTGTGCATAAAGTTGCCTTTTAAATCGTTACCAAGATCATTGATACTATCACGGAACGGCTTTATATGTTTATAGGCATAATAGAATCCGGTTCCGACTGCTGCAATCGCCGTAATTATCCATCCAACCGGATTGCTCAATCCAAAAATGGCAGCGCCTGTATCTCCAAAAGCCCCAATTAAAAAACGCATATTTTTTACAGTTCCGAGCGCTTGCCAGCCAAATCTCAAAATACCGCTTCCTGCTTTTAAAATTTCCGGGAGAAAGTTGGCTGCAATGCCTGCAATCATGCCCCATTTTCCACCAAATGCTATAAGTGCTGCACCACCAATGTTGGCAGCACTTCTTAAAATACCCATACGTTTGCCCACAAGACTAAAAGCTTCGCTGCTAGCAGCTACTTTTTCGTTGGATGCTATTGTTGTTGCCGCCATCGTTTCTGACGACCGTGCTGTTAGTGCCATTGACCCGCGCAAACGGCCTAACCCACCCATTACGATATTAAAGGAATCTACAATGCCAGCAATTTTTTTCATGGCCCAGATTTCGCCATAAAGGATGCCGAAAGCCTTAGCAAATCCGAGGATGGTGTCTTTGTGGTCTTTCACATATTCCACGATGTCTGTGATTTTACTAACGACTTGTGCCGCATCTTTACCAAAGTTTGTAAAGTAGTCATCTGCTTTACTCGACGCCAACCAATCTTCTAAATCCTTGAATCCACTCTTTTTCAAGTTGAAAATAGGTTTTGTAAACTTACCGGCCAGGCGTCCCCAGTTTGATTCGATAGATCGCCATAAACCCTGTGTTGTGTTCATGGCATTTGCAGTGGCGTCCTTGTATTTATAGGACATATTAATAAGAGTTTCTTCCACGACTTTTGCATCCAGTTGCCCTTTTTCGGCCATCTTTCTAATGGTTCCCATTGTCATGCCAGTAGTTTCCTGCAACGCTTCGCCAAAAGCCGGAAAGGCGTTGGTCATGATGTTTAAATCCCCCGTGTATGCTTTTCCGGTCGCCATCATCTGGCTAAACTGTTCCGCTACACCAACAAGGCGTTCATTAGACAAGCCCATGGCATCGCCGAGAGTGGTAAATGCGCGTGTCATGGTCTCAGTCTCGGATGCGCTTGATTTGATGTGGTAAATTTTTTGCTCCATCTCGTTAAGAGCATCGGTAGCATATCCGGTTTGCCGCTGGAACATGTTAATCATGTCCACCATTTGTTTGCCCTTCGTCGCTGATCCGGCTAAAGTCGTCCATGTAGCCATCATCTTATCCTGTGTTGCGTTGTATTCGATGCCGGCATGGATCAGCCCAGAAATTCCGTTTTTAATTGTCGATACAGCGCTGGACGCCATATTTCCAAGAAATGTGCCCACAAACGAGCCTTTCAACACGGAAGAAATCTGACTACGCGCTTCCTCTGCTTCCTTAACCATCTTCTGCCGGGCTTTCTGTGCCTCTCTTACTGCCGCTGATTCGTCCACCTGGACTTTCTGCTCAATCGGTTTGGCTGTTTCCTCTTTTACTTTCTCATGGATTTTCTCGGCCTGCCTTGTGGCCTTGTCGTCAATCTTGACTTCTTGTTCGACAAGCTTATCAAATTCTTTATCTACCTTGTCAGCTGTTTTTTCAGCTTCCTTTACCATTCTTTCGGCATTCTTTTTAAAATTGGCATCCATATCTTTGCCAGTGTCTTGGCCCATAGCTTTTAAGAGTGTTTCAATAACCTGAATATCTGACTTTACGCCTTTATTATCAAGCTTAACCTCTATTACGACTTTGCCATCACTCATTCGTTTCACCGCCTTTCTGAGCAGACTCAACCAATCGATCAAACATGCTGTCTATTTCCTGTTCAGCATAGGAAACACTATCCTCGCCTTTTAATGCATACAAATCTTTCAATTGTATCAGCCGATTGCGCTCGGCAATTTCATATTCGCTGTTTCCGGCTGGGATTTCCGCCGCACGGATGCTTACAACCTGGCTAAATTTCGTGCGTTCGCTTAAACTGTTAAGCATTGCAATAAATTTTTCCCACCGGAGTGTACCCTGTAAATCGATCAAGTCTATCCCATAGTCCTGTAAAAAAGATGCATAAATATAATCCGCATCCTGTTCCCAACTGTAATATTGTTTGTGGCTGCCTTCACTTGGCTCTGATTCTTCCTCATCTTGACCAGAGACATATTTGGAGATGGCTTGTACCGTTTCGATTTGCGTTTCAATGTCAGCAATGCATTCCGGCACAAACATTTTAAAAGCGATTTGTACTTTTTCAATTTCATTCACGCTATCATCGTCCATGAGTTCATAAAAGCGCAGCACGTTGTCATAGGACAAATCCCATTCATATAACTGTCCATTAATCTCTATTTCATTATCTAATGGCTGTGTCAGGCTCAACATGTCTCATCATCGCTTTTGGTTGCGGTTTTTCACATACTTTTTGGCAGCCCTGTCAGACTCCGTTTCAATGTCCATCACTTTGCGATAGATCACTTTCCACACTTCCATGAATACTTTCTGCATGTTCGGCGTAGACTTTCCGCAGATGGCATAAATCTTTTCACCGGTCCCTTCACCAAATGTTTCATTGAAAAAGGATTTATAACTTTCCGCCCGGGCTGGAAGCACGTCAATGGCTGCGGCGCAGACCTTGCCGAAATCATCAGTATTCTCGATATCCGGATACTTTTCACTAACTTGTTTGTCGTATTCCCAAATTTTTTGCCCCTGCTTGAAATATTTTTTAAGTGCTTCATCGTTAAAATCAGCTTCATATGTCTTATCTCCAATTTGGAAAGTTTCAGTTACTTTTTGCAGATTAATTTTGATCATTTAGCACACTCCCTTTCTTTGTTATGTACAAAAAGGGGCACAAAGCCCCTTCTTATCCTGCAGCCTGGTCTTTCTGCACAACCGGTGCTCCGTTAAAATTAGCCGTAAAGCTAAACGTTTGCTTTGCGTTTGCTGCACCACCAGATGTGGTAATAGCGCTCAAAGTAACCTGGGCCACAACGACGCGGCCGTCTGATTTTGTCCATCGCAGCAGTGTTTTGCAATCGTCTCCGAGTGAAAACTCTTTCCCTGCAATATAGTCTTGCGCGGCGTCGCCCTCGACACGGTTTCCGGAAAACGCGAGAGAGAAGTTTTTCCCCGTTACATCTGTACTTGCAAATCCGCCGCCATTGTAATATGCCGTGTTGTCGGTTGTGTCCCCCGGCGCCGGTGTAACCGTAGAAATCCCAGCCGCAATCGGAACAAACGTAGCGCCCGTTGTTGTATTCGGATCCAAGTTCCCCTTTGTATCAATCTCGAACTTGTTTTTATAGTTCAGGTTAAAAGCCATTTAGATCACTCCTTCAATAAAAGTTCAGCCTCATAATTTGAGACATATAAAAAGCCGTGAGTGTCGGCCTGTACCAAATTCGGCACGCTTCGCACCACGGCATTAATAAACTCGAATGTTCCATTTTTGCTTTGAATATCTCCGCTTTTTAGCCCATCTATGAACCTATTGATACTGAATAATGTGTTTAAAACTTGTAGCTGGTCAGGGCTGCGAGCACTAATTTGAAAAGCGTACATCCTGTCACGGCCACCATCCATGTATCTTGTTTCCTCGCCAATCGGTGTTAACATGAAGGCGATACCACTGCCTGTGCCGTCCTCGTTGATCCTGATGATTGGAACATCGATAGGTGCAAACAGATTGCAATTTGCTTCAATTGCGTCAATCATACAGTCCTGAAAATCGAGTTCGTTTGCGTTATTCTCTGTCAAGTCCCCGTTTCACTCCTTCCTGTGCAACGGTTCTCCATTGACTACCACGTGTTGCCTTTGCTTCTTCAAACCACAAGCCACGAGCATGCGGGTTTTTGTCTTTAGAAAAATTGTATTCTGGATGGTAATAAAGTCGTCGCGCATAGGGCGTATCCCAAACAATTTCACCACGCTGCAAATCAGATGCCTGAAAAGATGACCGTTCCAACGTGCCTTGATCTTTTGGGATATAATAATTACAATCTTTCCGCACTTGTTCGCTTGTGACGTATAGCCCGTATGCTATCGCTTTATCGATTCTTTTAGGGATATTCCCGATATCGACTTGTACGCTAATCATTCTGTTCACATCCCGTTCAGTTCGCACTCATAATGATGGACTTCATTTCCGGCCAGTAGCTCATTCGCGTTACTGATGATGTAATCCTTGCCGTCATACGTCACCTTGTCTTTTTCTTTCGGGACAATTTTCAAATCCTGTTCTATGCCATTCACGACTTGATTTGACGTGTTTACATCGATATACAGCATAGATATAAAGTCGATTGTTTCAGCGTTGGCTCCGAATTTTAGCTGAGACTTTGGCACAACACGAACATGTGTGATCGTGACCGGATCCGCGTAAGAATCACCGTATCGGACGCTTCCGTTGTAGGAATGCAGCTGGACAGTGTGCGGCATCATGATTGGAGGAATTGGCTTGATAAAAATTGTAATCACCCCCGAAACGTCCCGACAAATGGCAGATAAGGCATTTAATAAGCATCCACTCCGCTATACATCAGCCCGGTTTGTGCCAGGTACTCCATCGCCGCCTCGGACTGCAGCAAGTTCTTCTTGTTGTCTGTCTGCGGATTAGTAAAGCTAAACCCGCCAATTGACGCACTCTGCACCGTCTGCATGCCCGCCTCTGTATGGCTGCCCAGTTCATAGAAATATTCCATTTGTGCCGAGATAGCCATTTTGACAAGCCATTGAATACGCGGAATCTGCTTTGAAAAATCAATTTGGCTCAATCTAAAGAAAGTCGCCTGATCAATTACACGTTCAGCCGCATTGGCGATTTCTGTAAACTTATCGGTCTGAATGGCTGTTCCGCCGTATTCGTTCGTGTAAAAATCCTGATCGATGTATTTCATCGTCACTCACTCTTTTTCTGCTTGGTTCCTTTTGGAGCTGCTAGTTCATTTTCCAGCTCCGCCACACGGTCGAGCAGCCGATTATATTCGGCGAGTGAAACCATACGTCCGCCGGTTGCCCTTTTAATGACATTTCCGACATCGTCGATCTGGTCATATCCATCTTGCAGATAAACATGCAGGCGTGTTTCTGGAATGGTTAGGACGCGGTTTTCTTTTCGCACTCTAATTTCACCCATTGTCTATGCCTCCCTTACAATAATAAAGAGGAGCGTAAAGCTCCTCTATTAAGACCCTGACTGTTGTTTAGTAGGTTGTGTGATCGCAAATTTAATGCCAGGTGCTTTTTGTTCAAGCACAAATACATCCCAGTAAGCGCGTTCGTAGTACAGGTATTTGCCGCCTGTTACGGCGCTTGGTTCACTCAAAGACACAAATTCATATTTCATCGGGGTGATGATCGATAACGGATGGACCAAGATCATATTGATTTGGGCAGCCGATGTGTCCGCAACTGCGCCATCCGTAAAGTTGTAAATGGTTTTCATCCGGGACGATGGAACCGTTACAATTTTAACTTCATCGAGCGAACGAACATTACGATTAATGGCGCCCCCTGCATCCGTCACTTGCAAGAAACGAGTCACTTTATCGGCGTTTTTCAGCACTTTTGAAACCGTTGGTGTCACATAAAGAATGCGCCCGTTTTGTGGTACTTCTGCTTCGTCCATTTCATACATCAGTTCATCATACATGCCCAAAACATTCGATTCCGTAATGTTATCCGTCAATGCAGTACCGCCATATTTGGTAAATTCCGTGTACAGTTTTGACGCCATGTATTTGTCAAGTTCCGGAATTTTTTCCTCGTCATTGAAAACCCGGGTAATATTGGCGATGCTTAAAGCAAGGTTTGTTTCATCGATGTCTGTCGGGTCAACAAGCGTGCGGAATTCCCGATCGTGTTGCAAGGTCTTGCTTTCCCATGCGTTGTCAGCGCGGCGAGTATAACCGCCAACGGCATCACGAGCAACATCTTGATACCCACCAACAACAATATGCGGGATTTGGACCGTTTTTGCATTTACCCATTTGATATTGTCGTTGTTCGGCGTATTATAAAGGTCGTAAAACATAAGGGCGTCGGCGAATCTTTGTTGCAACGCCTGTAAGTAAAGTTCAGCGTAATTGACTGCTGCCATTTTCTATCACTCTCCTAAAATTTTATTTTTTAAATGCTGCCAACCATTTTTCCATTTCGCTTTGTTGCGGGCTGGGATTATGCTGGCCTTGTGTAAACTGTGGCTTTGGTTGTTGCGCTTCTTGTGGATTCGCCGGTGCTTCTTGCCCAAATTGCGGGTATTTTTCAAGCACCTGTTTTATGGCGGCATCCATGTCCACATCATCCGTGACCAATCGTTTTGCAAGCAAGACTGCATCCTCCACGGCATCCACCTTCACCCCTGCTTTCATGGCTGCAATTTGAGCTTTGAGCGATTCATTTTCTTCACGAACAGAAGAAAAATTGGTTTCCAGTTCCTGCAAGCGTTCAGCCTGTTTTTGGGCTTCTGTTTTCTGTGCGTCCTCGATCTCTTTGTATTTGGTCAGCACATCTTGCAGCTCATCTACCTTTTCAAAGCCAAGTTTTTTAAGCAATTCAGCCTGTGCTTTTGTGCGGATCTCTTTTGTATCCACTTTCGGCGGATCGGGATTGGTTGGTTCCGGGTCTGCCGGTGTCTGCTGTGCCGGCGGCGTTGGTGTTGGATTGGCTAGCGAAGTGTTTACATTAGTTTGATCACCCCCTTGCGCTGGTTCTACGCCTGCCTGGTCTTCGTCTGCAAAGAATTGCAAGTTCAAAGGTAAAAACTTAGGCATTGCCTTCACTCCTTTTTAAGCATTAAAAAGGCCACCTATTGGCGACTAGAATTACCACATAAACGGCGTGGCTCCGAGATGTTGGATCACCTCCTTCTATTCGGTTGTCTCGTAGGATTGCTCGAAAATATCCGGCTTGCATGGGTAGAACTCACCTTGCACGCCCTTAATGATATAATCTCCAACATTAGCTATATGTGTTCCTTCTAAAGTATCGATCATAATTACACCATCTTTTGGATAGGTTTCATGATAAGTGGTGATGAATTCGTCAATTTCTTTCCAGTTTTCACCTGTCCACTTCACTGCTTCAATCACAACTGGCTTCTTACGATATTTAGACATTATTTGTCATCCTTTCGCTATTTGTTCCCGGTCATACCGCCGGGTTCTGCCAGTATCGTTGATAAATGCCCGCATGTTTGCTTGTTTCTCACGTATTTTCTTTCGGGCGGCGGCAATATCTCCTTTTGTGCCAACATGCTGCATCACTTCAAGCTTGTTCTTTGCCTTGCGGATTTCTCGTTCCATCTTCCGCTGTTGCTGACTTTGCTCGTAAGCTTTTTCATTTTCCTCTTTGGGGTACGGATCATATCGCTTTACGCTCACCCCCGGGATGTATGGGTAAGGGTGATGATGGCAGTTAATCCCAAATATACCCGCCGGCTGCCCGTATGTTGTACTCTCCAATGATGGATACTTCTTGCTTTTCCCGTTACGGTCGAATATACGGCCCTGATAGGGAGCACATCCCGGGCGAGCACCGATATGGCTACTGATTTCGATTAAGTCCACACCGTAACTATCCATACGATCGAATTGCGTTTGATTTGCCACGTTATTTGCCACAGACTTAATCACCATTGGGATATAGCCCTCAATTGACCATTGTCTCCCCTTTTTATCGACAAGTGCCGGAATGCCTTTCTCTGCCCATTTAGCCGCCGTATCTGCCACCGCCTGTTGGTGTGTTTTCATTCCAGTCATAACACTTGCCGTCGCCTGTGAGATGATATCCCGATAAACTTGATGGCTGTTCGCTAGGATAGTAGAATTTGTTAAGTTCAGCGTTTGTTTCGCTTGATTTTGAAACGTCAGTAGCGTATTGAAAATGCGCGTGTCCTGGTCAAGCGGCGGTGCCTGGTCAACCTTCCCGTCTGCCGCCAGTCCGCTCAACCAATCATCCATCGGCTGCACGCTTTGTTTCATGCTCTCTTTTATCAGTGTTTCCAGTTCCTTTTCCGTTCTCCCTGACATCATGGCAATAAGTTTTATCACGTCTTTATTCAGGTCCCCAAGTTGCCGCAGTTTCTCAAATTGCCATTGCAGTATATTGTCTTTTGTCACGTCCTGTTTTGTCTCAAGATGCTTCACAATAGCTTTGATGATGTCTGATTCCAGTTGACCGTAAATGTCAATCAGGGGCTTTGCCAGCTGTTCCAGTTGGTTTGGGGTTAGCATAGATTATCTCCCCGTACTGTTTACGTTTCGGATACTTGTTTCAGCCGTGCTCAAAAAGCTTTCCATCATCTGTGGCACCGGCTGACTATTTTCCTGTTTGATTCTGTCCAGCCACTCTTGTGCCTGCTCCTCTGTTAAATCAAATATGCGGCGAATGGCTTCAACTTTTGGCATGAGTTCAGCCGCAACCAACGTCATATAAAAATTGGCATTTTGAATGCGGTCTTCTGCAATGGAATCGTCAAAGTCAACGGTCACATCAATTTCATCAGGTATGCTCGACAATTCGCCATAGAGCACCATCATCTCAACCAACACATGGACAAGTTCTTTCAGTCCGGCTTCAATGACTGTTTCATGAGAGTTCTTTGTCCGAAATGTTTGGCTATTTTCCGAAATGACTTGTGTTGCTGTCGCTACGCTGGCGCCGCCAGTAAAAGCGAACGTGCCGGCCGAAAATCCAAGTTGAGAAGCAAGGATATTAAGCAAGGCATTGATCGCATCAATGTGTTCCTGCACCCGCAGTTCAACGGAAATGTCCTGTATCTTGTCCTCATTGTCCGTGTCAGCATAAGCTTTAAACACCTCGTCTTCAACGTCGAAATACCGTACCATTTGCCCTGTCGCCGGATCCACAACGGTACGCAAGGCCTGCTGCGGAACCATTATGCGCTTTTTTCCCAGGATGAATTCACGCTGGAAACTGTCAAACGCCACATCGAGACTTTTGAGTGTATCGATCGCGTTAGCGTAAATCGAAATGCCAAGTGGAGAATCCAAATCAAAATTATTGGCCAGGTTTGGCTTTATATACACGAATAACGGATGCGTCAAGTTTTCGATTCGTGTCTCCGGCTCGATGTCAGGATAGAGAATTGATAACGAAACCTTATGCCCGAGTGAGCCTTCCGTATCGCTTTCGTACAGTTCATTCGTAATGACATACGTCGGGCCGTCCCATGTATGCCATTCCAACAGCGTGTAAAATTTTTTACCTTTGCGAGTTACGTTTAGAAATACGCCCGCCTCGATGTGGTCATTTGTACTCTGTACAGGCAGGAAACAGTCAGCCGTCACGAAAGAAAAATGAATGCTACCGTCCTTGTAATAAGGTTTGATTACAAGCCCGCCCATCGCGAACATAGTTTCCAGCTTACCCTGAAATAGCTTATGAAAATGGCTGTTTTCCAGAATTTTATTAAGCTGTTCTTCAATGGAATCATTGCCGGACACCGAAATGTTGATCACACATTTTTCGTTAAACACTAGCTTCGCCATTTCTTGTGCAACAACTTTTGGCATCCCCATTGTTGCCCGCCAACGTTTATGATGTGTTCCGTCTACACTCATCCATTTGGTTTCATGAAAAGGAGAGTCGTACAGTTGTGCAAGGCGCCCGTGATAGAGGGATTTCCAAATCTCTATTCGATTGTATTGCCGCTCTGATTCCTGGACGGCTGCCAGTTGGCTTACATTGTTTATTTCTTTGATCAGGCCCATTTTTGCAAACATTCCTTTCAGGCGTGCTAGAATGTTTTGAAACATGGCATCACCGCCTTAATATTTCAATCGCAGTTTCTGCAAATTGTCATTGACGTAGTATTGGAAGGCATCACAAGTGTGATCATCAACCTTGATTACTTTAGGATCATCACTCTGCAACGTGTCAGCGTCCCATTGGTACTTCTTGTGCTCTTCATAAAAAATCTGATTGTTATTGTTTCGGAGCATAAAAAAACGACCTTGCGCAAGCAGGTCTTGAACGTTCTCGATCATGTTCACCTTTTTCTTTTTTATGATTGGATGCAACCGTACACCAAAATCTTTCATGTATTGGTTTCGCAAAGCACCCTCTGCGCTGTCTATCGTCCTCATATCGATGTTTTTCCTAAACTCCGACAACTTAACTTCAAAATCTTTCAAGTCGTTTGAGAATTCACTTGGCGCCTTTTTAACGACTCGATTTTGAGGAGAATAGTAATAAGTATCAAGCAAAATCACATTCAACCGTTTCGTAAGCCCAAACGCACAAAAGGTTGTCGCGGATGTTTGGTATCCGGAGTCAATCGCAATATCGATTAGCAACAGATCATCATCTTGCGGCAGTTCATCAATCCAGCGAAAGTGGTTCATATTGTAAACCATATCCCCAAGACCGATAATCTCACCGGCATACATCCAGCGCCAGTAATCAAGATCATTTTCCTTGTACTGTTCGATTTTCCGGATCATCTGATGCGACAGGAAACCTTTCTCGTCATCCATATAGGTTGAATGGTGGATGAAATAATCCGGATCCCCGGCTTTGCTGTCAACCCATTCATTCACCCACTCATACGGGTTTCGGGGCGGATTGTATGAGTAATAGATTTTAACCTCTTTGTCGCCCAGGTCCTGCCGGATGAACGTATCGGAAACAATATCGATATCCTCAACGCCTGCAAACTCGGCCAGTTCCTCAAACCAAAGCGCCATGACATATCCCTTTGCAATCTTGGCGGATTTGATTTTCATCGGATCGTCAACACCGTAAAAATAAAACGCCGTGTTTGTCCGTTTATGTCGAATGATCAACGGTGATTTACCAAAATAGAACTCATTTTCCACTTTGAGCATGTATATGGCCCATTTGATTTGTTCATAAACGGATGTTGACAAGTATTTACCAACCTTTCGGAGCACCACAACGTTTCCCTGATCATCGTTTAAAAAATCGATGACAAGCTTTAGGGATATGACTGATGATTTCATGGATGACCGGCCGCCTTTTAAAATGCTGTTCGGCTTATCGTTTAACCAGAAATCATAAAACACCGGGTTAATCAGGTCGGTTATTTTGATTGCGTTCATTCAAAATCCGCCTCATTTCATCCTCGTTGTTGATAATGATCGTCCGGTCGTCCGGGTTGCTTTCATTCGTGATTTCCTTGATTTCAGCTTTTGTTTTAGTGATTTCCACTCGCATCTTTTCTAGCTTGAGCTGTTTTTCAATCTCATCACGTTCTATTTCATTTTTCTGTTTTAACGCCTTTAAAAGTTTATCTGTCACACGTGTGAGTGCCTCTTCAAGGCTTAAAATATCATCAATTTTTTTGAATTCTGTTTCCTCAATCTTGGTTACAACTAAAGCAGAAGTTTTAACAGGGACATTGACTTCGACCCCATTTTTTTCAACAACATGAATATCTTTCATATCTTTTAATTCTTGTAAAACTGTTCGCTGCTTTTCAGTGAGCCCATCTTCTATTCGTTTGATGCGCTTCATCATGCGGCGTTGCCGAATGGTTAACTCCCGGATAGTCATCTCCAGTTGAAAAATTGTGTCAGTTGGAATTACTGGAAATAACGCCTTTTCATCATCATCAAGAAAATCCCACATAAGCGATTCATATTCTCCAGTTTTTACTGAATTTCTATTTCCAACCGGAGCACCACCCGAGTTTCCTTTGGCATTTTGGTTTCCCTTTGGGGCGCCACGCTTTCCTTTAGAACTTTTAGGAGCGCTCCTTTTTGATTTAGAAGCGCTCCCCTTTAATTCAGCATCCCATTTGTCTGTGGCTTTCCACTTTCGAACGGTGTTGCTCGTGACACCCAACTGTTTGGCAAGGTCAACCAATTTAAGATTTCCGCCGCTCTTTAACCATATGTCTTTTGCTTCGTCTCGTCTCGGGTCTCTAGGTCTTGCCACGTCACATCACCGCCACCCCCACAAATTAAGTTGTTTTTTATAACTCGTCTTTTTGGAGTTCCAAATCTATCTCAATTAGTTTTTTCAAATCATCAACGGTAGTGACTCTAATTTTCCCACTTTGGAAGTCACGAATCCATTGAGCGATGCCCGCCTGTACAATCTTTCTATATTTTTCTTTTGATGTTGCGATGCCCGCCAAGACTTTTAATTCATGCTGTAACAATTCATCTTGCGAACTCTTGTTTTTGTTTTTTATTGCAAGCACCCCATTCCTAAACTAAAATAGGAATCGAGATAGCGCTCTTTAGACTATCATAGTCAAGCTGTTTCACTATCTCTGCTGGGGTTATCAGCAATTAATAAAAGGGGGATGCGCTAACATCCCTTTTCTTTATGCTCTCATCAATAATTTTGCTTTATTTCCTGTTAAGCTTTCGTACCGATTTTTAATAACATCACAGTATTTTGGATCCATTTCACTCATATAGCAAATTCGTTCTGTCTGTTCAGCAGAAATCAATGTTGTTCCACTTCCGCCACAAACATCAAGAACAATATCGCCTTTCTTTGATGAATTCTGGATTGCGGTCGCAACGAGTGGTACAGGTTTCATTGTTGGATGTTCTCCATTTCGCTGGGGTTTATCAAAAAACCATACTGTCGACTGTTTGCGGTCACCATACCATCTATGAGAAGCACCCGGCTTCCAGCCATAAAGAATTGGCTCGTGCTGCCATTGATAATCTTGCCGGCCAATCACGATTTGATTCTTTACCCATATAATGCACTGTTTTAAAAGCCACCCTGATTCCACCATTGCCCGCCTAAAGTTTTGACCTTCTGAATCTGCATGGCAAACGTAAATAGCGCCACCTTCTTCAGTAACGCTGAACATAGACGTATATAAATCAAATAAAAACTGATAAAATTGTTTATCGTCCATTTTATCGTTCATTATTTTTAAGGACTCTTCCGTTTTTCCTTCATAATTCACATTATAAGGCGGATCAGTGAACACCATTGAAGCGAGTTGACCATCCATCAAGCGAGAAATGGCTTTAATATCAGTACTGTCCCCACATATTAAACGATGGTGGCCTAATTGCCATATATCTCCCGGACGTGTTTCTGGTTCCTCGATACTTTGGAGCTCTTTTTCTATGTTAAAATCATCATCTTCTGCCTCAACAGGAAGTTGGCTTTCTAATGAATCGATTAATTCATCAAATTCACTCTCATCAAAACCAGTTAACTCTATTCCAATATCACTTTCATCCAATTCCTGCAGCAGCGTGGCTAATTTGGATTCATCCCATCCGCCACTTATTTTATTAAGTGCCAAGTTTAGGGCCTTTTCTTTATCGATATCGAGATCAACGACAGAAACATCAACTTCTGTTATTCCATTTGATTTCAGAATCTTAAAGCGCTGATGACCCCCAACTAAATTTCCAGTTCTTTTGTTCCAAATTAAAGGATCCACATATCCAAACTCTTCAATGGACTTTTTGAGCTTATCATATTCGGGATCCCCTGGTTTCAAATCTATTCGCGGATTATATTCGGCTGGATTGATCTGTGTGATTGCAATTTTTTTAATTTCCATAATTTCTATTGCCTCCGAGAGGTTATGCCACATGATATATTGTTCACCGCAAGGTAAATAGAGGCCTTCGTGAAATTTCTCACGCCCCGGATTTTTCCTCTCCGGTCCTGCCTTCCATTTTACACATATTTTTTATTGTACTTCATCTATCCGGCAATCTCGGCATTTCCGGCAAAACCGGCATTTCCGGCATTTTCATACATCGTGTCCACAATATTGGCACGGATGGCCCGAATATTCCGTTCTGATAGCCCCATATGTCGGCTAATGGCAATGACGCCCATTCCGTCCAGCAGGCACTCCAGCACGGCACGTTCGCGTTCTCCCCGCACGCAATCAACATGTTCCTGAATAAATAGCACTTTCTTCTGAAGCCGGTTAATCCATTGATGTGTTTTCTCACGGCGTAGGATTTCTCGATAAACTGGGTCGCTATTTGTTCCTTTTGGCTTCGGTAAGGCAGATTCTTCCCCGTATTGGGCAGTAATGCTGCTTTTCACTTCATTCTCCAGCATTTTACGTTGTCGTTTGATCTCGTTGATCATCCAATGATAGTCTTTTAGTGCTGCCGATATCTCTTGCTTGTTCATTTGTCCACCTTCTCTATCTTGATCGTTACCGCATTCCCAATAAATTTCAACACATCGATCATCGTCCATTCCTCCATGCTCCGCCTTTTCCTCGCCGATATACGGGCTTATTCATCCCCATAAGGTCTTTTATCTCGGCTTCAGTTAAACGCTCTGATTTGCCCTTCTCCGCCTTCTTACGGCGTTTCTTTTTCTTTCCAAATCCGGTCACTTCCCGGTGCTCCCGTTTCCACTCTTTAATCTGGTCTTTTAGGTCTGGCCGCATCTCCTCATCTCCCTTATCTCAAATAAAAAAGGCACCGAATAACCGCCATAAAAGCGATTAATCAGTGCCCCGGTTGTTCCAGTAGCGTATTTATTTTTTCCACGTCAATCTGCCTAGTGACAGGCCAATTAATCGAAATATGCAACTCCGTAATATTTACCGTCTCTGTCTTTTCTTAATGAACCACCGACCAATAACACATGTTCCTTCCAATTTTCGAGTATTTCCATTTCTCTTTCTGCCTTTTCTATTGCTCTTTTGCGTTTACGATTTATTTTCAAATTCGTCACCTCTCTATTGCGCAATATGGTCGAACTACGCGCTTCCTCTCCACAGTCTTTACATTTGTATATAGGTACTTCATATCCATCTGATAAAACCCAACACTCACTTGACTCGATAAGTTGGCCACCACAATGTTCACATTTCTTTTCCAAGATAGTCACTCCTTCCAGCGCAATTTCGGTCTACCTATCCCTTATAATGATCTTTATGAATAAGCGCGTACTCTTGTCCGCTTACCATGATCTTTGTGGGCAGGCCTCGCTTTGTCTTTAATATCATAACGACGGGCCGATACTTATCCCCTTTTTGTCGCGCTTTTGGTTTCACGCGTTTCACCCCTGCTCCCATCTTTTTCAGTAGCTTGATTTTCGTCATCCAATGTTCGGCAAGAATCCTCATCACACACCCAAACACCTGCACATTTAAATATGTGCTCTTGCAAACTGTTTGTCTCCATTCACCCTATATTTATAGGCTACTGATTCTGCTACATGGTGCGGAATTTCGATGCTCTCAATATGCTCTGGATATCGAAAATCTGTCCACTCCACCATCAATTCTTTTGCAACAAAATCGGTATAGGGAAGCACGTTCAGCGTGCTAAACTGCAAGCAGTCATCGTTATCATTTTGGATGAAAAACACGCCTTTTGCCTTTCTTGTTAAAACATCGCAATGGATAACAACGGCATTCATTCCTCTTATTAGTAAGTTAAAAATCAAGAATGGCATTGCCCGATCGCTTAGATCTTCGCACCAATAAAAGTGCTCAGACGGTTTGTATGTCAATGGCGTTTCCTTCATGCAGTCAATCCACCATTTTTGGATAGTCAGCCCACCCGTTCCGCAAGCACAATCGTATACAGTTCCGTGTGTTTTTCCTGTCAATTCGGACATTAATCGGCTTATGCTGGCAGGAGTAAAGTCCTGTTTCTTTTTCGTACGTTCGGCGGCCTCGTCCTGGAAATACATATAGAACCAATCAAAGCTAAGATCCGACTCAATTTTCAGGAATTCCCGAAACATCTTTTCCCTGCGTTCACGGTCAAACAAGATTTTCATTAGTGCGTCCGGGGCTTTCCAGGAATCGTCTACACCGAACAGCCCATTTATTTTACTAGTAGTCAGTTTCAATATTTTCACTCCTTCGCAGTTTTGTTCTACTTCTCCGTAAAACTGATTTCGCAATGCTGTGGTTTCCCGTTTTGCCATGTGATTATCTGCTTTCCAAACCCTATTCCGGGAGTAGTTACTTTTTTAATCTGCCCGTCAATCACCCGGTAAACCGCATTTTCCATCAAATCTATTTGTGCGACCATTTGTTTGTTTAATTCTTCCACCGGTATTCCCCCATATGGTAAAATATTCTTGTCGAGATATTACCACGCCGGGGGAACCCGGTTTTTTTATTTCCAGTCATATTTGCCGTCACGTTTCACCAACACGGCGTGTCTCTTGCTAAAGATACTTTCCTTACGCACCTGTTCCTTGTTTAGGCCTTCTTCAAAAACCGTGATGACCATTAATTCTTCCCGGTCATGAGATATGGCCCGATGTTCAACGACCCTTCTTGTCACTGCCAATCACATCCGTTGTGCGTTCACCCCGTCTTACCCGCTCTAACTGTTCCGGGGTGAGATACCAGATTGTAACCTTGCCGGGGCGTTTGGCTCTCCATCCGGTGCTGGTTCGGAGATTGTATCTGTCCTCAGGATCATGAACGTAAGTTACTGTCATCCATACCACTCCTAAACTGTTTATTTTGGCTTATAAGGTGTTTTAAGAATTTGGTATATAAATAGTCGTGTTCCGTTTTAAAACGGGTATATGAGGCAATAGAGAAGTCCAGCGCCTAAATCCCTGCCTGCGCTATTTTCTTCGCTGCCTTCCGTTTCTTCTCCAATTCCTCCAATTCAATCCATCCGCCCCACTTCTTGCTGTATGTAACCAAGCTGAGTTTATGGGGATATTTATGCTCGAACAGCTTTTTCTTTATCTTGAACGCTTCAGTTTCCATGCCCTTTACATCCACAACCTCGATGGATCCATCCAAATGGTGAATCTCAAAATCTGCGATGTACTCAATCTTGCGGTATTTTTTTCCGTTTTTCTCGAAAGCTTCCTGAAGCAAGTACCGCGGCTGTAGCCGGAAAAATAAGATTTGGTTGTTTGCTTGCAGCCATTTGAGTTGTTCATAATATCTGGCTTCAATCTTGCTGTCGAAAATATATCCATCCAATTCAACTTTTTTCGATCCGTACTTCGTTTTCTTGGTAAGCTGGCGGTATTCTTTCGCTGTCATTCGTTCCTGCATGTTTGCACCTCAATATCCATTTTCCTGCCGGCTATGGTTTACGGCATTCTTTGCAAAATAGGCTTGTTCAATCTGTTCCCAGGTAAAGCCGAGCATTTCACCGAGACCAATGATGCCCCTAACTAACTCTTCGTACCAAGCTTTCAAATCGCTCTCTGGTTGATCTTCTCTGATTGATTTCATAAGATTACCAACATCTTCAAAAACAGAATTGAATTGTTCGGTAATGCTATCGTTGATATAGCGACCTGTTATTTCCCGGTCAAATTTGATTTGGTTTCCTATACTCAAAATAAAATGCAGGCAGTCGACATATTCTTCAAGGAGTGGGTTGTATTCTTTGTACACATATCCTGCACATTTACAATCAGGACATACACCTGAACCATCATCGCCCGAACCATTGCACCATTTACATGTTATTGCTTTATAACCTTTTAATCTCGGTTCCCTGTTGTTACTCCAAAACTTAAACACTCGCCATTCTTGTGCACATTCGCCAAGTTCAACTTGCAAAGCCAGGATTAAGTTCGGTAGCAAATTAACGCCCTGCAATCCTTTCTTTTCAATAATGTGCTGGTCCAGTTCCGCCTGTGCTTCAAATAATTTTTGTAGGTTCACTTAAAGTACTCCTCCCCAAATGCTTCCTTAAATTTTTCTATCGTCTTGGGACCGATCCCGGGCGTTTTCTCTACCCGGGAGAGGCCGGATTTAATAAATCCAATCGCCTTGCTGATCCCCATTTGCATGCCGATCTCAATTCCTTCGCGTTTGCCGCGCTCGTAGGCCTGCTGAATGACTGGATTTCTTGCCATATCAATCCCCCGTTTGTACTTTTTGGAGGGTCAAAGCGTACACGAGATCGTGATAAGATAAGTCGTAGATTGTTTGATTATTGAATTGAGTTACACCGTTATTTTCGAGTTGGCGGAGTATGTGGCTCCGCTTCAACTCGGTAATTGTGGCGTTTGTCATTTTAGTACACCCTTTCTATCTTGAGTTGATCCCGTGCTTCTTCCAAACGTCGTTGCAAAATGATTTCTTCTTTCTTAATTTGCTCTTGCGGCTTCGGTCCGCACGCCGGGCAAGGTTTTACCATGATTCCAAATCCCATATCCTCGTAAACAACATGCCGGCCATTACATAGTTCACACATCAGCTTGCTCCTTTCTTGAGACGCCAGTCAGTCCCCTCGGCTTCAAGCAGGTATTTTCCGCACTGCCCAATTAGCCGGCTTGCGGCCGCATATCCTACCTTTTCTGCCAAGGTGCCGCGATCCTCATTCGAGTTGAATACAATCGGTTTCTGTTTCCGGTATCGCTCGTTAATAATCTGGTAGTAAAGAGATTCCTTCGCTTCCGACCACTTCACTTTGCCGATGTCATCCCAAATAAGTACATCTGCATTTGTGGCCGCATAAAGCAAACGGTTCAGCTGCTCTCCCTCATCATTCATCATCCGGGCCTGAATAAGCTCGTCCATGAAAGTGACATCTGATATAACCAGAACATTGAATCCGTCTTTAATCAGGCGTTTTGCCAGTGCAATCTGCAGATGAGTCTTTCCAATCCCAAAATTGTTATGTTGCTGTTTCACGGCGGACCGCTCTGCTGATGGCAATTCTTTCATGCGCTGTTCGCCAAAAACTGCAATCAACCCAAAATTATGGGAAGAAACCGTTTTTTCCTTTTCGCCATTTTCATTGGCCGTCATCTTGTATTCTTGCAAATACCTTTTTGTAAGGTCATACATGTCTTCTTGGATTTGGCTCGTACGCTGATAGTTTTCAAAATTGGCGTTTGTAAACTCATCTGGAATCATGGAGTTTCGGAACCGGCGCCGCCATGCTTTTCTTTCCCGGCATTCGCAAGGCTTTGCGAATTCATAACCTTGTTCATTTCGGTAAAGAACAAACTCGGTATCCTTGCAAATCGGGCACTCGTATTCATCCTCCCCAGGCTCGTCTTGCTTCTTGGGCTTCTCGGATTGCCTGTTCTGCACTTTTTCCAGCAGGTCGGCCATAACTTCTGCGATACTTTGGAATCTTTGCTCCATTTCCTTCACCTCTATCTGCTTCTTGCTTTTCAACGAACCGGTCGAATATATATCCTGAACAATAGTCAAGCGACTTAATATAATCTTTTGGATGTTTAGGCTGGTAAGACGCAAATTTCTCTTCCATCCATTTGATTGCATCATCGACATTGACACCGTATTGGATGATCTCATCTGCTGCTGCTTTATCCTTAGGGGTAGCCACAAATCCGTGATTCCTTAACTCTATAAATCGATTGAGAAGCTTATTTACAGCAGCTGCTTCATTATTTAGTCCATTATTATTTAGTTCATCAATACTTAGTTCTTTATTACTTAGTAGTTTCGGGTTTTCCGTCGACGGATAATCCGTCAACGGTTTTTCCGTCAACGGATAATCCGTCAACGGTTTTCCCGGTAACGGCGGATCCATTTGAGGGACTTCGAAAACAAGTGTTTCATAGTTAAAAGTCCCGTCTTCATTGCGGTGTTGCACACGCTTCAAATATCCCAGGTCTCTCAGTTCTTTAAGTGCAGACTTAAGGGCATCGCGCCCGTCCTTCGCATGTTTTTGCAATTCTGTATCATAAAACTTCCAATCATCGGGTAAAGAAAGCATATAGGCATGCAGCCCTTTCGCTTTCCAGCTCAGCCTTTCATCCATAAGCGATGTTTTGTTCATTACAACATAGTTACTGTTCTTTTGGACTCTGTATATATTGGCCATGCTTTCACCGCCTCAATTTCCTGTGTTGTTCCCCCTCGAGGTGAGGGGGACTTATTTAGAATGGAAGGTCATTTTCATCCATTTCAGCAGCCGATTTCTTATCTTCTGGTTGTACCTGTTCCGGTTGTGGCTCTTCTTCCTTCGCGGCTTCCGATTCAGGCTGATAATCAATGACCTCCGGTTCTTCCTCGTTTGCCTCATCCGTAATGTCGTGAGTCTCTTGTTCATCGTTAGAAATAGCTGTCTGCATTTCGATGCTTAAGATACCCCATTTACCGAGCATGTTACGCAAGACTGTTTTCATAGCCATGGCGTCGTAGTCCGATTTCCAAACATTGTTCAAAGCTTTTTTATCTTTCATTTTGTTATGTTTAATCCGGTGGGCTTCGATCTCATCTCTAGTCCAGTAGACTGTTTTTTCAAAGCCGTTGATGAGTTTGAAATATCCGCAGTAGCCGATTACCTTATCGCTTGTGGCCCCTTCTAAGTCCAGTTCAATTTCTTCCGTCAATCGATTCCATTTCTTAAGCTCGCCTTCTCGGACTGCAATAACGTTTATCGCCTTATATTGGCCTGTCCGCAATGCCAGCTGAATATAGCCTTTATAGCCAAGTTGGAATTGCGCCGCCTTGTGGCCTTTCTTGCTGTCGTAGAATGGTACGATCCATGCATAACCCAGATTCTTATCAACCGGTAAATCAAGGCTTGCCGCGACCATGGCACTTGAAATAATACTCATTGGTTCGGCGGCCTGAATGTTTGGGTCACCGCTGTAAAGGTTGAGCAATGAAGACATGAACTGTGGCGCCTTTTTGTCCAAAACCTGCTCGAATTTCTTTTGCATCGTCGGGGTGTTGAGCAAAGCTTTTAACCCCAACGATTGAGCAGATACCTTCGTTCCTTCCTGTTTGTTTGCAATCTGATTTTTTAGTGCTGCGTTTGTTGCCATTATTTAACCTCCTTAACCAAAATCCTGCGAAATGATGTTTCCTTCAAAACTTGCTGGTAAATATCCGGGAATTGCTCTCGCAAGGCTTTTGAATCAACCCGGTTTTGAACCTGTTTTTTCCAAGTAACAAGGTAATCACCAACGCGGCCGATCTCAGCATCCTTCAGTTCTGCTTTGATTTTGTTTTCAATTTCTTTTTTGGCTGTCGTAATCAACTTCTCGTTTTCCTTGATCTCCTTGTATTCTTCCAGATAGGCATTAAAATCTTTTGGAAGAACAATTTCTTTATCTGGATCCGATTTGGCATATTTCTCATTAAGATATTTCTCAGCCGCGCTGCTTCCGTCCAGCTCCGGAGCAACACCGGCCAGCACATTGTTTTCCCAAAAGTTCTTTTCGGCTTCAAAAATCATGTTGATCAACTCTTCGTCACGCTCGATTTCCTTCCACACGAACCGGTTTCCGCCGATCAGCACGGCGATATAGCCTTTTTCCTTCCCCGTAACGCCCAGGTAGTGCTGGACTTGGACGAGATATGAGGACGGAACCTCATCCCCCGCCCATTCTTTCGCAAGATAAGCGCTGGCCGTCTTACATTCCAGCACCGCCGACTCACCAACTACCAATCTATCTACATTGCCACGGATAAAGGGATAATCAGGATGTTGATACATAAAATTTGACCGACGAACCCTTTTATCAGCGCGCCTTTCAAACTCCTTTGCCACGACATTCTCCATTTGATTGCCCCAATAAATCGCTTCATTATCGATTTCTTGCTGGTCTACCTGACCAGTTTTTTCAAGCCATAGCTCGAAAGGTGTCTTGTATTTATTCACGCCAAGGATGATGCCAGCATCGCTGCCGCCAATTCCCTTTGTGCGCTCCTGTAGCCATTCATACCGGCTCATTTCCTTTGTAGGAATGGCGTTTTGGTCCATTGCCACGTTTCTTCACCTCTTGATTTAGTTTTCAAAGACCTGTAAAATGTTTGTGATGGTTAATATTTGTGCGTTTCACTCCCTCGGCAAAGGGAGTTTTTTATTAGGCTGTGTAAAACTTCGCACCACAAACTTCTTCCAGATACAATTGAAGGTTATCTTGCAAAACGAGATCACCATCAATTTCAACTACTTCTTCGCCAAAAAAGATTTCATCACCGAAATAGTCGAAACCGAAAAACTCCGGGTCATTTCTCAGATCTCCATACCGGCGCATTCTTGTAATATCGGGGTGTTCAATTGTGTTCATAGTGTTATCAGTCCTTCCTGGCTTAAATCAAGCATGTAATGCTGTGAATATGAGTCTTCCGTTTCACCATCGAAAACAATTCCATACTTGAAAATAGAAGGATTATCATTGAAAATTGTTTTGCTCTTCCCATTCATCCAAACTGTGATACTGCAAATCCTTCCGTCACGGTACCAATCGATGCTGTGAACTTTGAATCGTTTCCCATTCACATTAAGCACTGGCTGTTTCATTCTTTTCACCCCTTCCAGCTTGAATTGCAAGGCACAACAAGATGTGCTTTTCAAAGCGATTCAGTTTAAGCCAATCACCTGTTTTAATTTTCATTTACTCGCCCCTTTCTTAAGCCTGTCTCATCAGCACCGGGAGGCTATCTCCGGTGGACTAGGCGAGCATCACGCCTAGTTTCGACTTGATTTCTTGCTTATGATCTATCAGCCGGCTATGGTCATAATCTTTGATGATAATGACAGCGTCTGTGGTCTCAATAAACCACCCGTGACTGCGGCCAAACACTTTTTTAAAATAACGATTAACACTTGAATAGCTAATCCATTTCTTCTTCATTTCACACACCTCGCTGTATGTGGTATAATAAAAAAGCAAATTAACATGTGTATAATTTCCTTCGTTAAAGGGCAGTTTGAAGCGCCATCTTCTTACTGCTTTTCTTTTTGTCTAATTTCAACCAAGCCGTTGACGATTGCTTTGATATAGATGTCATGAAAAGCTTCATCGTCGACGTTGATGTATTCGGACAATGCTTCCAGAATAATTTCAGCCTTTTCGTAAATATTCATTTCAGCCACTCCTCTAAAAGCCATCTGCCAATGATTACGGCCGGAACAAACCATCCCATGAATATGAGCTCACCCATTTTGTTGACCACTCAAAAATATAATTTTGTGAATATCAATGCCTTTTTCGATCAATTCACAAATCATGGCATTGATTCGGTCCTGCTGGATTTTCCGTTCTTTCAATCGCTTCAGCTCTGCGAGAGACCGGTTAAAATCAATCATTCGCATTTCTGTCATGTTGAGCTGCCCGAGTTCCAGTTCGGTTTCAGCTAAATGCAGGCATGTTTTACAGCATTTGTAATGCTCAATTGCTTTTGGCAAATCAACCGGCAAAAAATCTTCTTTGGTAATCATCAAATTCTCCTTTCGCTTTTTAATTTTTTTAGGACTTTCTTTGATTCTTCCAAAACTGAAAACCCGTAGTCTCTTTCCAATACCATGAGCAGGTTGTCAATGGCCACCCTAGCCTCTATCAGTTCGTGCATCATGCGGCGGACATTCTCCCGTTCGCCCGTTGAACACACATTTGGTGGCTTTACTAAAGAAACTTCATTGATGATCCGGAGCACGTCACGTGTTTCCATTTCTGCGATTTCTTCCAGAACCATACGGTGCCGTTCAACGTACGGTCCTCCCATAACCGGGCTTGCCAGTCCTTCCGAAAACTCATGCAGGATTGATTGCTCGAATTCATAATTTTGATAGGTCTGTATGGCATGACGTGCGACATCTTTATTCATGGTACGCGTTCCTTTCGTTTGCTTGTTTACCAGTTCATATGACTGGTAAGTGTCTTGTGCGATTTGTTTCTGTGTTAGTCCTTCTTGTTGCAGAATCGCCAAGGCTTCTTGCACCTTTGCAGATTCTTTCATCAGTTTCCCTCCTGTACAAAGTTCTTGTTTATTCTGGACATCAGAAAACAGTAAGATAAAACTAGAACGATGCAACACTGTTTTCCTGGGCAGCAATCCATTTATCGATTGATTCCCGCGAAAAGAAGATGCGTTTCCTAACTCGGAAAAATGGGATCTGCTTTTCACGGACCATGGTATAAATTGTGTCTGGGTGAACACCTAAATAAGTTGCAACTTCTTGGACTGTTAGGGTACTGTTACGCATTTAGACCACCGCCTCGAATTCTTTGATCAGAAGTTCGGCAATTTTGATTTGGCCTTTCCCGGTAATTAAGGTCGTGAGCTTCTCGACGTCACCTTCCGTACGGCTTACAATGGTCGACTTCACTTCAAACAATCCTTGTTCCAGGTAAATTTGTTTCGGATTGTTGTGCTCCCGACCGCCGGAGATAAGATAACCATGTGATCGCAGCCACTCAAACAATTTATTACGTCCGATGTTGATACCGTGTTTGTCATACAACATTTTGGCAAAGGCTCCAATGCTAATTGCGCCGGTTGAATTGGAAACGACTTTTCCAAAGCTTGTATACGGTAGGTCAGCTTTTTGCTGTTCGATCAATTGATTTCGTTCCTGCTCGGCCTTAACTCGTTTTGCTTTTTCTTCTTTGAGATTGGTAAGTAGTCCGATCAGGAAGTCAGGATCACTGATTGTTTTTTCGAGCGTTTCTGGTGTCATGTATGCGCCATGTTTTCGGATGGACGGGATGACTTCATGCGTAATCCAACGTTTAAATTCTTTGGCTTCTGGTTTGTTGCTCCTGATAATCAAGGAGTAAAGACCAGGTTCATTTACCAAAGTCGTTTGCCGATTTTGACCTGATACACATAAAGTGTGTAGCAGCTTTTCATCTTCATCTAAATTTCGAGTTGCTGTGTATGGGTCTCGAAAACCCAAAATATCAGCTACATCTTTGGCAACAAACCATGGTTCGCCATCTTTTAAAATGGTGCGAACTTCATTTTGCTTAAAATTGAAGACTTGCAATGAGTTCAATTAACAAACCTCCTTCTTTGTTTGAGAATCTTGTACCTTTTTGCCGAATAAATAATCGACATCTCTGTCAAGAATCTCAGATATTTTTAACGCCATTTTTAAAGGTGGGTTAGAATATCCAGTTTCCCAATTGCTAACGGCTTGCTTGCTGCATCCAAGCTTCTCAGCTAATTCGCTTTGGCTTAGATTCTTCTGATGGCGGGCCTTAGCAAGATGATCATTTCTCAAATTGTTTCACCCCCTTTGTATGAGTTCCTTGAACTCTATGTCTTTATTATAGTACAAGATTCTTGTATGTCAATAGAAAAATATGATTTTCTTGTACTTTTATTTAAATACCCCGTTTTTGCTGTACAATAAACTTGTACATAAATGGAAGTGGTGATTAAGGTGCTAGCGAAACGGCTCCGTCAGGCGCGAAAAAATAAAAAGCTTACCCAAGAACAACTTGCCCACCTGGTTAAGACAACCAAGGGAACCATAAGCAACTATGAAAATGAATACAGTACACCATCTAATGAAATGCTTAAAGATCTTGCAAAAGCATTAGACGTTACCACTGATTATTTATTAGGTAACGATAGTAAAAACGAGGTAATAAATCAGCCGAACAGTGGAAATCAACTTTCACCAAAAGAAGAACATGACATTGCAAGGAGAATGGAAAAAATAAAAAGAGACCTGATGGAAGCAAATAACTCTAGTGGAAACGATGGCCTTAACTTTTATGGAGAACCAATGAGTGAAGAAGCAATCGAATCACTGTTGGAATCACTGGAAGTCATCGTACGACAAACCCAACGAATTAATAAAAAGTACATTCCTAAAAAGTACAGAAAAGATGATGGAGAAGATAAAGGAATGTGAGGCGCATTGGCTTTGAAATGGATAGATGAAAAACTAGAAAAAATGGTAAAAAGGTACAAAACCAACGATCCGTACGTTATTGCGGAAAATAAAAATATCTATGTCTTAAAACACAATTTGCACCCAGAAATATTAGGTTATTACAAATACGAGCGAAGAAACAAATTCATCGTATTAAATTCTAATTACGAAGAAAGTGAGCAAAAATTCGTTTGTGCTCACGAATTGGGCCATTGCGTTTTCCATCCTAATTTTCATACACCTTTTCTTAGAAAAAATACATTCTTTTCGATTGAGCGAATTGAGTGTGAGGCAAATTACTTCGCTACACACCTTCTTTTGTATAATGAGAAGTTGGAAGATTATGAAACGACATTTGACTTGTTACATATTAATGGAATACCAGAGGAAATGGAAAGATTTTTATAATTTGAGGAGAATATATATGAGGAAAATTATTATTTCATTAATGACATTATCTGTAATTTTATCATTGATGGGATGCGGTAAGTCTCAAGCTCAAGTACCTAAGCATCATGTAAACTATATTACATCAACTGAATATAAAAATTTGAAATTAGGAATGACTAAAAAACAAGTGATTAAGGCAATAGGAAAGCCGACGAAAAAAGATCAAAAAGACAACAATATGTGGTATTACAGCATCAAACATAAATTAGCAAAAGATTCTTATGTAATTCTTACATTTGACATGAGTAATGATATTAACTCAACCGCTTATGTGTTGATAAGGAAAGAACAAAAGGGACTTTTGACGGATTATGACACTACTGTCGATGAATTTACTGGTAAAGATACAAATGATGAATCGAATACAGCTGATTCCGATTCCAATTCGGATAACTCGGATACAGTAGGCTCCAATACCATGAAAGGCGCATCCAACAGCTCTGAGTTAAAATCAGCCGCTAAAAAAGCAGATAAAGATAATGTAAAAACAGCTTATGTAAAAGATAAAATTGCGGTGATCGAATTTAAGGATGACTTTGAAACGAATGAGAAAACCATGCTCCAGAATTTTGCTTTATATAGTACCAGAATCATGGAAAAAGAAAAAAATAATTCGAATGTAAACGGATTTGCGTTTATCCGGGACACGACTTTTGAAAATACCAAAGGAAATAAAAGCACAGGCACTGCCATTATTGCTTACTTTACTAAAAAGGATGCAAATTCGATTTCCTATGAGAACTTCTTGCAGCTTGTTGATCTCGACCCTTACAAATTTTATAAAGCTTCAAGTGGGTATTTTATCAATCCAGCGATCTATAAAAATGCGAAGTCTTATATGCATGGTTTGCCGGCTTATAAAAATTCCAGTGATTATAAGCTATCCGATGATTTTTCAGAGGATCTAGCTTCATAATTATATAATTTTTTAGATTGAGGGGGATAAATGGTGAAAAAGGGTAGTCTGTTGTATGCAGGAATAATTGTCGTGTTACTCATCTTATTGGTACTTGGAAGATATTTATACGGGTTTTTCCTATTACTGTCAGGCGTATGCTTTTCTTTAATGATTGCGGGTTTGTTTGAGCCAAAGTTAGCGTTTTGGTCTAAGAAGAGATCAAGAAAATCTGCTGGTATAGGTTACCTTATTTTAACAATAGTTTTCTCTGTCCTTTTTTCAATTTGTTCGCCAAACCAAGATGTAGCAACTAAAGATAACAAGACAAAAACAGCTTCGTCTGAAATTAAAAAAGCAGAAAATAAAAAGAGTGAAACCACTGCTAAGAAGGCGGATAAAGACAAAAAAGAGGAGAAGAGTAAGAAAGCAGATGAGGATAAAAAGGCGGATGAGCAAAAGAAAGATAAAGCTTCCGTGGCCGCAGGCACAACTGCCGCTGTAGGCACTAAAAATAATCAGTCAAAATCTAATAATACCAGCAAGCAAACAACACCAACCAATCAAGAGGCTGTCACATTAGTTGAAACCGTTGATGGGGATACTATAAAGGTAAACTACAAAGGTAAAACCGAAACGGTGCGTTATTTGCTTGTTGACACACCAGAGGAAAAGAAACCTGGTACTTGCGTACAGCCATATGCCGTTAGTGCATATAACAAGAACAAACAGCTGGTTAACAGTGGAAAACTCACCCTAGAATTTGAGACCAATGGCGACAAATACGATAAGTATGGCCGACTACTGGCATATGTATTCGTAAATGGAAAGTCAATCCAAGAGGAGTTGCTAAAAAGTGGATATGCCCGGGTTGCTTACATTTATAACCCGCCATACAAGTATCTCTCAAAATATGAAAGTGATGAAAATGCTGCTAAAAGCAGGCACCTCAATATATGGTCAGATAGTGGATTTGTAACTGATTCTGGATTCAATGGGTGTGCAAAGGCATCGGCAGGAACAAGCACAGCTTCCAGTAGATCAAGTTCCAGCACAACGAGGCATTCAACGAGTTCTGGATCTTCAAGTTCTGGATCTTCAAATGGTTCAAGCTCATCGGCCACGAGCGCCCCTACTTCTTCCGGAGGCACAGAAATTTTTGCAAACTGTACCGAGTTGAGAAAAAAATATCCAAACGGAGTGCCGAAAGGACACCCTGCTTATCAAGAAAAGATGGACCGGGATCACGACAATTATGCATGTGAAAGATAAGAAAGGCCCTAAGGGGCTTTTCTTTAGAACCAAAGATAGAACATACGTACTTAATTTTCTGTACAATGTCAATATATTTTCTGTACAAAACGGAGGAAAACGAATATGGCAAGTATACAAAAACGTGGCGCAAACTCTTTTCTACTTGTTGTTGAGATTGGATATAGTGCGAAGGGAAAACGCCTAAAAAGAACAAAAACAATCCATGTTAATGATCCGCAGTTATTAAAGAAAAAGAAAAAACTCAATGAGTATTTAAATGATGAACTGACAAAATTTAAAATTGAAGTGGAAGCCGGGGAATATATTGCGCCTGAAAAAATGGTACTATCTGAGTTTGTAAAGGAATGGGAGAAAAAATATGCAAAAGAAGCCCTGTCAGGTGGCACTTTAAATAATTATCTGAGCAACTTTAAAAACCATATAGAACCGGTGCTTGGTGACCTTAGGCTAGACCAAATCAAAACAATACACATCGTAAACCTTTTGAATAATCTAAAGCGCACCGATGGAAATGGGGAAAGCTCAATCCACGTCAAACAATATACATACCGGGTGATAAGGAACATCATGAGCCGTGCTTACGAATGGAAGCTGGTAAAAAACAATCCGGTAGACGGTGTGAAAAAGCCACGAAATAAGGATGAGGAAATGCACAAAGTTAATGTGTATGACGAGGAAGAAGTGGAACAACTTTTTTTAGCTGTACAATCTGAGCCGATCCATTGGCGGATCTTTACTTCCCTCGCATTGGCCGGCGGGCTGCGGAAAGGCGAATTATTAGGGCTTGAAGTCTCGAAAATAAACTTTGACGAGCAGACAATTGAGATTGACCAGACCATTGTAATGGGAGAAAATAATAAACCCGAAATCAAGTCAACTAAAACTAAAAAGTCGGCACGCCTTGTCTCGTTGCCTAAAACCGTTATGGATGAGCTAAAGTTTTATGTAAAGTATCTTGAAAAAGAAAAGGAAAAAATGGGCGATGCATATGAGCAAGAACACCAATGGCTGTTTTGTAACGAATACGGTCATCATCTTTATCCGACGACACCAAGCAAATGGTGGTCCCGATTTGTTAAAAAAGCTGGAGTAAGGCATATCCGCCTGCACGATCTGCGACATACTTCGGCTACGCTTCTAATTAACCAGGGTGTGCATGCTAAAATTATATCAGAAAGACTTGGGCATGCTGATATCGGTATTACGATGGATACTTACGGCCACGCGCTCCGAACTGCGGATAAGTCAGCAGCAGAAAAATTGGATACTATTTTCCGGTCAAAAAGCCAAAAAGAATCAAACCGTCAACAATCCGTCAACAAGTCATAAATTGTGCTTCCGTGAGCTACAATTTATTGAAAAGCAAAAAACGCTCAAACCCTTTTATATCAAGAGGTTTGAGCGTTTAAACTTTAAGCGGAAGACGGGACTCGAACCCGCGACCCACACCTTGGGAAGGTGTTGTTCTACCACTAAACTACTTCCGCATATTTGTAGAATACCACATATTTTAAAAAAAGAAAAGAGTGAGCCATGCAGGATTCGAACCTGCGACCCTCTGATTAAAAGTCAGATGCTCTACCAACTGAGCTAATGGCTCGTAAAAATCTATATATCCATTGGCGTAACCAATTCAATAGAAAAGGCTGGGCCAGCTGGATTCGAACCAACGCATGACGGAGTCAAAGTCCGTTGCCTTACCGCTTGGCTATGGCCCAATTATCTATAGTATGAACCCTCTCACCAAAAAAATGCACCAAAGTGCATGCCCAAAAAATGAGATGGTGGAGGGGGACGGATTCGAACCGCCGAACCCTGAGGGAGCGGATTTACAGTCCGCCGCGTTTAGCCACTTCGCTACCCCTCCGTAAATGGTGCCGGCCAGAGGACTTGAACCCCCAACCTACTGATTACAAGTCAGTTGCTCTACCAATTGAGCTAGACCGGCATACAAATGGAGGATGACGGGCTCGAACCGCCGACCCTCTGCTTGTAAGGCAGACGCTCTCCCAGCTGAGCTAATCCTCCAAATATGTAAATGGTGACCCGTACGGGATTCGAACCCGTGTTACCGCCGTGAAAGGGCGGTGTCTTAACCGCTTGACCAACGGGCCAAAAAAATATAAGCTTCCAATCGGGCTCGAACCGATGACCTCTTCCTTACCATGGAAGTGCTCTACCTGCTGAGCTATGGAAGCATATGACTCCGCAGGTAGGATTCGAACCTACGACCGATCGGTTAACAGCCGATTGCTCTACCACTGAGCTACTGCGGAATATCGG